GGAGCCAGCACCCAGTCACCAACCACAAAGTCACGCCAAGGAATCGCGCCTTGTACCGCCTCGATCTCGATAGTCGGATGTTGGTTAGGCCAAGCTTGAACAGCCCACACGCGGTTGACAATCATATCCAAGGTACCGTCAATAGGAGCAGCGAAGAACATCTCTCTACGGCCAAATTGCTGAGATGATCCAACAGGATCGTGAGTTAGCTGATATCCATCTTTTGTCTCAACCAGCACATGGTTTACCAATTCCTTTGTAGGAGGCTGAGACTCCGCATGGATGATGTTGAATCCTGGAGCAAACATCACACTGTCAGACACGTCTCGACCACGGACTTGAGCTACATTCAAATTCAGATATTGGTCTACCCAAACATCACAAGTTGTCTGAATAACTCGCTCCAGTACGTCTCGGTAAGAAGTTCCTATTGGAAATGCCCAAGGCACAATTTCAGCCCAAGAAATACCATTGGAATCAACAGTCGAAGTAAAAGTAGGAGCAAGCCTGTTCAATCCATCGACTGTCCTGTTGGTTGCCTCGTCAAACAATGGCATAAGCATTTGACCTACTGTCCAACCTGGACGCCTCGCAGGATATCCACAAACCTTCCACGAGACGTTGGAACCAACCATAGAATCGTTGCTACCCGTCCGAATAATCAGATCTCCTGAATCGTCTGGATCATCTGCCATCGTGCGGAGCATGATGGCAACGCCAGCAGGCCCGCCAATTGATCTGGCATGCACAGCCAATACATGATTTCCAGCAGGCAGTGATTTAAGATTCATAGAAGCCCGAGTTGTCTTCTCCCACTCGTTCTCTGCGTCCATGGTTGCAATGACTTCACCATCAAGCACAACCACTGCAACGTCATCGACAGTGGCGTAGAGCTCAACGCTCTGACTTGCAGAGGTTGAGAAGGTGCCACGGAGATAGATGTCTCCTGCTGGAAAATTACCGCTACCATCAGGAGATCGATCCCAGACCCACTTCGTCCACGAATCAAAATCCGGCCAATCTTCTGGATTGGAGTTGATCGGATCCACATCTCTAACGATGGTTGGCGGTACCCATTCTGCCGCGTTGTACCAATCGCCAGTAGGAGACGTGAAATCAAAACGACGATTCTTCGCAGTCGGGCCGAAAGATACAGTGGCAGAAACGTCCTTCACGCCCTTCACTTCGACAGCAACCATTGAATACATCTGATCTTCTGGCCATGTCATTCCAACTGTCTTGCCACCAGCAGTGCCTACATTTGAGTAAAGTGCTATAGACAAGGTGTCAGGTGCACTGACCCACTCATACTTGACAACTTGCGGTTGTGCTCCGTTGACATCGCGCCACGACTGCTTACTTCGCTTGCCATGCCAATCTTCATGACCAACCAGAATCGCGGACGACGGAGTCAGTGTGGTCAAGCGGATATTAGGTTCACCAGAATCTCTTGTTTTCTTTACAGATGTACCAATGCCAGCTGAATTTCTAGCCCTAAATGTGGTGAAACCCCACACAACGTTAGTGACTCCCCAAGTCATTGACACCGTCATGCTCGAACGATTTGTGTCGACTTGAGCACTCCAAGCTGCCACCATTCCATGGGCTGACTCATAAACCTCTTGCAGAAGGGTCCATGTCAAAGCGGTACCGGAATTCGTAGGAGTTCCAAGGTGGGTTCCTGCATCCGCAGCAGCCACCGCCATCACAACAAGATAATCACCTGAATCAGCTGCAAAACTTGGTGACTGCCGAGTGCCTCCAGCAACGAAAGTAGAAGACACCGAAGAAATTGTTGGAGCCGTATAACCTGCAGCCACAACTGGAGAATCAGGAAAAACAACAGCTCGTGACGACCATGCCAGTGGACCTTGTCCTGAGACCGTAACCCAAGCCTCATCAGCTACTTGAGTCATCGCAATCTTCTCGATCTCAAACCAACCAATTACAGTCCCAGAAATACCAACTCGGATAATCCGCCCGTACTGAATAGCATTTGCGTAATCAGTACGTGCCATTTCTAGCGGAACCCGTAGAGACCCGCCACCATCCCTATTTCGTTCATCTAGGTAAGACAGGTCAGCAAAGTTAGGAATATAGGCAATAGGAACTGCAGGAATTCCCAAAACCGCAGCATCAGCCAAATCTGTACGATCAAAAACAGCTACCTCAAACTCGCCTCTCTCTTGCAATGCGGAAAGAATTGAGAAACTTGTCTGGATTGTGACAGTGGAATCAACTCCAACTGAAATGAACTGCATACCATCAGCTCGGAAGGCTTGGAACTCCGTCAGCCCTACCGCCGTGGTCGTACCTGACACAGAGTTGACAGTAAGTCTCACCCATGTCACTTCACGCCCATCGAAAGTGATTTCCAAGCCAGTAGTTCCAGCATTCGGCAGTGCTCCAACAGCGACAGAGGAACCATCAGAGAACGTCAGCGTACCGGTCAGGATCTGATTGTTTGCATCAACTCTGTCGTACAAAACAACACTAGACAAAGCAACTGGAGTCGCCCACGTCAATTGAGCCCACTGCCCAACAGTTCCAGTACCTACCCACTCAGAACTGGTCAACAAGTTATCATTCAACTTCGAAGCTGACGCACTTCCGGAGGAAACAGTTGGTGTAGCGGATGGAGCCAAGTTCCTGCGAACTTCTAAAGAAGTTGTCGTTTCAACAGAAGCTTCTACTGCAACCTGAATATCTTGCACAAGGGCGCCCTTGACTTCAACAGCAACCATTGCCCACTTGTGGTTTGCCGGTGAAGACATGCCGACCGTCTTAGACCCTATAGCTCCAACGTCATTGTGACGAGCCATGTAAGTGTTAGAACCGACACCTGTGAATTCAAGCATCGACGTAACTGCCCCGGCAGTAGTCCTGAATGTTGCTGCTCCAGTGCCATCTTCCCAGTCCGTTGACATGAATTGGATAGCCGAATTGGCTTGAGTGGTTGTAATGTTCACATAAGGTGTCGCGCTATTTACGGCTGGACTTCCAGCACCATTCCAACCTCTAGCAAAAGCACTTGCACCAACGCCATCAGAACCCCGCCACACAGCGACGCTGAAACCCCAATAATCTGTCCCGGTGATCGTTTCAGTAATCACCATTCCGGTCCGGTTTGTGTCTACCGTCGCCTTCCATGCCACAACTGGTGCATAGGTGGTTGTTCCGGCAATAGCGATCTGCGTCCACGTCAATGCTGTGCCTGAATTTGTCGGTGTCCCGCTAGTCGCACTATCCCAATCACTGGTCATGACGAACAGCAACAGGATGTCGCCCGCTTGAGCATTGACGGTCACTGTTTTCGGCGTCGTCGATGTTCCATACGTACTGTTGTATGGAGTGATCAAACTTGGAGCGCCCACTACACCCACACCTCACGATATTTGATCGTTGCAGAACCGGTGCCGGTACCTGTCAATGCAATTGACACCGTTGTAACGGGCAGCGCTAGCCACTGCACAGCACCACTGTGTCCAATCTTGGACAAAGTGGAAACGCCATTCTCGGTAGCCGTATAGGCATCTACAGAGATCACAGCAGATCCGGATGCTACCGACGAATAGGTGATGGCTGTATCCACCCGAGAAGACGTCACAGACAAGACAGCATCGGTCATAGTTGCGCTAAGTGTTACTTCTATCTTGCGAGCAGCGTCGTCCCCGGCAATGGTGACGACTTGAGGAGTACCGTTCATTGCGACCACAACGGACTTTTCAGCCCCGTAGAAGTATGGATCAGCCATGTGGATAGCTGCTTGCCATTCAGCCCGGCGAGGGCCAGTCATCTTAGGCTCCAAACCACCCAACAACTGCCCATTGCCAATAGCAGTCATAGCGATAGGAGTACTACCATCCATTTCATACCAACGTCGAGTAATCTCCACTTGACGTCCGGGAGTGAACATGAGTTTCTTCAAAGCTCGCCAGTTATCACGGAACAGTTGCTGACTTCCTATAACTCCATCGCCGTAAGCTCCGATAACCCAGCCCTCAAAATCAATCGTCTGTGAATCAACAACCTTCGGCTGCCAAATCGCCCCCGGACGATGAGGGATCGCTATATCGCTACCACGCAAAGCTGGAGCACCCTGCTTCGTTCCACCCCACGTCGTGATGTTCTGCGCATACGTCTGCAGAGACACACCATCAATCGACCAATACTCAGATGTGGTATTACCCATTTCACACCCCTGCCATGAACACAGCGCGACGAATAGCCCGAGCTGTCGACTCAGAACTGCGTTCAGGAATTGGATTGTTTACCTGCAAGCTTTCGATGACCACAGACTTGCCTCCGGAAAGTTCTTCCACTGTTCTAGCAAAGACAGGTCCGGGAGATCCGACATTCAAAGCTGGAGCAATGGAAGGAACCAACCCTTCACCACCAAGGAATGAAGTACTGGACTTACTCTTGTCTTTAGCTGACTGCGTCAGGAGATCCAAAATGCCTCCCGAAGCCATCTTCCATGTTACATTGCCACCAAGACGTTCAACTACCTTCTCAGTGATATGGCGGGAACGATCCTTCTTAGATGGATTTCCTGAAACAATTGCTTCCCAAGGCCCGGAACCTTCTTCGTTCATGATGATGCCACCCTTACCGGCGTAAGGGTAGATGCCGGGTGAACGAGAACCAAGAGAACCAGCACGACGAGGCTCGTCAATACCACCAGAAGCGTAAGATCGAACCACTCCAGTAGCTGTTCTAGTCATCAAGAGACCACTGGAACCGCCAAGCTTCTCCTTGACTGTGATATATGCTGTTCTAACCTTGTTGGCGATGCCATCCAAAATACTACTGACAGCAGAAGCATTGGACGCTTCTGCTGTGATTGTCGCTGTTCGTGCAGCAGCAGTGTTGTTCAAATCAGTGTTTGCTGCACCCGTCTCTGCCTGCCCAGTAATTGGAGCTGTGCGCGGAGAAGCAGTGTTGTTCAAGTCAGTGTTTGCAGCACCAGTTTCTGCCTGCCCATTGATAGGAGCTGTGCGAGGAGCAGCCGTGTTGTTCAAGTCAGTGTTTGCTGCACCAGTGTTCGCCTGAGCATCAATATTCACCGGTCCATACGGAGCATTCACCAATCCGTCAATATCATACTGGAATGGAACAGGATTACCATTCACATCAACAACTACTGGATCAAAAGTACCCTTAGAAAAATCTAAAATCTTATTGTTAGCACCATCGGTGTTCGCATCTGTACCGACCATTGCTGGACCATACGGAGCATTCACCAGTTTAGAAAGATCTGATTCGAAACCAACTTGATTAGCGTTTACATCTACAAAAGCTGGCTGACGCGGAGTGTTTACAACCTTTGAAAGATCTGATTCAAACCCCACGGGATCAGCTTTAGTGTTAATGGTTGCGGTACGGTCAGCAACAGCAGTCGAATTCAACTTTTCCTCGGCAGCACTGACTTCAGGTATAGCTTCGATGTTGGCAATTCTAGTCTTAGCAACACCATCCAAAACAGCGTTAGCTCCCTCAGTTACTGCATTCGCGGCAATCTCTACAGTTTTAGCCTTAGTTGCGTCTTCAAGCTCTTTTTGAGCTTTGTCAAATTCTGCTTTGCCTGTAATAGTGACTGACATCCCAGCATCAGCACGTTGCTCAAGTATTCCGAAAACGTCTTGGAACGGAACAGGATCACCATCAACGATAACCATACCCGTTGCGCTGTCAATATTAGCCAACACTGTTTCCAAAACATCCTCAGCACCCATAGGATTACCGTTGATATTGATAGTCCCACCTGCGTTATCAATCGCAGTTTGTAGGGTTGGAAGTTGATTCAGTAGTTCTTGAATCCCTTCGGCTGTCACTTTCACGGAAACATCTTTTGGAATGAGTCCAGCTTTGTCTGCAAGTATGGCAGCTGCCTCTGAAGTCAGACCCATAGCTTCAGCAGACTTGATGTAATGGGCACGGGCTTCGATGGTAGTAGCTACCTGCTGTGCAAGTGAATCGTTAGCAGCAACCTGACTTTCGTGCATATTTTGATACTCAGTAACAATACCCTGTAGCGCTTGAATGTTACTTCGTCCAGCTGCACTGTCCTTATCGAGAGCAGTACCATTAGCAATTGCAGTTTTGCCATTTTTCTCAGCGGCTTCAGTTGCAGCGTCGTAAGCTGCCTCCAACCCTATCTCAGCGTTTTCCAGCCGCATAGCTGCGTTGGCTACGTCCGCCAAATCAAGGTAAGCCTGCTGAGCCTTAGCTGCGACATCACCCAGTCCTGATGCAAGACCCCTGATCTTGGGGTCTGCACTGCCTGATGCAGCTGCAGCCTGCCGCACTGCCTCAGGAACCTTGCCGCCCATCCAGTCAACCCAATCTTGGACTGAAAGCTTACTCGTATCGAAATTAATTGAATTCGATACGTTCTCCAATTCACGCTTGTATTCTGGAAATGCTGCGATGATATCATCGAGCGGAATTTTATTTTCCTTTGCAGAGTCAGCTATTTTCTTAAACTGAGCAGCTACAAGGTCACCACTTCCACCTGCAGCCAACTCCGCCATTGCCTTATCTATTTCTGCAAACTGTTCCTTAATCCTGTCAGCCACTGGAGTCACCCATGGAAGCAACCCGTTCATCCAATCCTCAAACTTCTCCATAGGTGTTGGATCAAACGCCCTCCTCATTGATTCCCCAACACCATCAAAAGTGTTTTTGATCAAATTTCCAGACTGGAATTGGAATGCCTTATCCAAGTCAATAGCTGCTCCCTTTGCTTCGATCATCTGCTTCGTCAAAGTCTCAGCAGAGGTGATGGTGTCTTTATGCCCAAAAAGTGCCGTAGCGCCAGCAAAAAGTGTTAGCACTCCAGCAACTCCAGCAACAGCAGTACTAATACCTGAAAAAGCGGCTGCAAGCTTAGGGGCTGTAGCAGACAGTCCAGTAAGAGCCGTCGTGACTTTACCGATGACTACTGGAGCGGTAAGCATCTTACCGCCAACAAGGAATCTAACAAGATTCTCAAGTCCAGTGAAGTTGTAAACAAAGGTGAAGGCACCAAGCAAGCCTAGAGCAGTAACAATTTTGCCAATAATATCGCCAACAATTGGAATTTCCATGAATTTGTTCAACGTGGACAACATCTGATTCAAGAAATCGAAGAACGCTGAGACAGCTCCACTGCTCACTATATTTGTGATCAGATTAACCAACTGGGTAAGAGTGTCAATAAACTTCGAACCGATTTCAGCCTGCGACAAGCCATCGAAAAGCCTAGCCACAGCAGGACCCAGCTCATTCGCAATCTTGTCCAAGATCTCAGCAGCCTGCCTGATGTTGCTAAAATCCATCGACTGTTCACGGAACCAAGAGAAGAATGTTCCAAACAGCTGCTTGACCTCAGTAAGCAGAGGCTTGATTTGATTCAACCACATCTTAAATGGAGAATCAGTTTGGAGAGCCTTCCGTGAAGACTCCAACCATCTCTCGGTAGCCTTCTGCAGGCCATCCGACATCCAGAAACCAAACTCTTTAGCAGCCCCTGAGTAGTTTCCAAGGGTCTTGCCGATGTTCTTGATGATCGTCCACCACTGACTCAAGGTCTGGAGCACACCACGCGAATCAGCATCACCCATCAGCCACTTACCGAGAGAACCAGTGCTTCTCGCTTCTGCCGCCATGTTGCGGATGTTCTCTGCGCCCTTCAAGAATCCTTCTGTGAGGGCAATGAAGAACGGCTGTGCGATGACAGTGAGATCCCGGAAAGCATCCATGAGGGTAATCAACCCTCCACCAATGTTCTTGATGATCGGAATGTTGCCTTCACCGAGGAGAACGAGGTCACGACCCCAAGCAGGAGAAGTAACCATCAACAAGAACTGTCGAGTTACTTCTCCCATAGCACTGGCAGTGTTCGTCAGTAGGCTCTGGACAGCAGGAAGTACTCCCTTCAGCCCCTCAAATTCCTTGACAAACTCGACAAAGAAAGCTTCCTGTACTGACTGCTGGACCTTCTTCCAAGCATCACTCATGCCAACGATCTGCTTCACAACAGCCTGAGCCGATGGTGACAACTTAGCAAGCGCCTTGTTGTACTCTTCCACCTTCGTGGGGTCAAGACCTGCCTTAATGGCATCTCCAACACCCTTGAAGGCAATCTTGAACACGCTGATAACTGACAGCAGCCCAAAGAGAGCTGGAAGAATAGCAATAGCTGCTCCAGCAACTCTTCCGATGCTGGAAGCAAGACCGAAGAACAAACCACCAAGAGTACCTAGAACGGCGACCAAAGGATTTAGCAATGCCAGCAATCCAGCAATAGCTGGAACCAAAACGATAAAGGGCGGCATGATGTTGGGACGCCATTTACTAAGTTTATCCAGTTGCCTGTTGACACCCGCAATACCTGACCTAGCTTGTTTTGAACTAGGTGCAATTTGTTTTAGAAAAGTGATATAGCGATTACCACTGGCCGTACCTCTTTTAATGCTGCTAGAAGTGCCACTAGTGCTAGTGCCCAAGGACTTAACATTCTGGGCAGCTTTCTTGAGTGTGGAAGACATCGACTGCAAAACAGTAGTATGACTACTCTGTGCTGAAGTCGCAGAAGATGTGGCAGAAGCATGCGCTCTAGTGTTAGCAGTAGACTTAGCTACAGCATCGGAATGAGCCTTAGCTGCAGACGTGGCAGCTGTAACAGCTGACGTATTGGTCTTTACTGTGTCAGTGTCTTTTGACACCGCAGTAGCGTGACCCTTGATAACAGTAGCTTGTTCCCGGATCGCCCTAGTCTGCTTCTTCGTAGCTTGTTCTGCTCTTTCAGATTCGGCAGCAGACTGCTTGTTAAGTCGTGCCTCTTCATCCCGAAGGGCTTTCAACTCACGGCGAGCTTGCCTCGCTGCCCGAGTAAGTGCGGAAAAGTCAGCAATGGCCTGATAAAGGACACGGGTTGTGTTATCGGCCATAGCATTTCTCCTAAATCATTTTTCCGCGCTGATCCATCTGGTGCGTCATTATCATGAACCTCTCGAAGGATCCTGTTGAATTCTTCTCCGCAGCCCGGGCCACAGCCTGCTCGGTGGACATCTCTTGTTCAGTCGGAACATCCACACGAGATTCGAATTGCGTCGCACCATACAAAGCCGCCTCGATGTCGTCGAAAGCAATTTCTTTTGCAGCGTCGAGTGCCGGATTATCCTTACCCAACATGTATCCAGCAGCGATGAATGGAGCCAGAATCCGCGCCAACCATGAAAATCTGGAGTTTTCCTGCCGCACCTGAATGAACCGACGCTGTTGGATGCTTGCAGTGATCTGCCTGAAGCGGCCCAGTGGAAGATTCCAGATGATCTCATCGGACCATCCGTACTCTGACGCCACCAAGTCAAACGCTGTGGCAAATCCACCGACAAGGCCATCCGGATCTATTTCTCCTAGCTTCTCTTGGAGGAGTCGGTCCGCTTCGAAGAACCCTGCTTGGCTTCCGCGCTCTTCTGCTGAACTTCCAGAAGAACGCTTAGGCGTTTCCCCAGTGCCAGAATATGCGGAGACTCCACACGAACGATCTCTGAGACGATAGTCAGCAAGTCATCGAGCTCCGGATCATCAAGCTCACTGCGCAGTCGGTCCACGAGTGCAGTGTTGGCTGCTTGATCTTCCTTAGAGAGTTGATTTCCGGTCTTGATACCGGCAGGAGAGACCATCCGGTTGACGAACTCTACAGTCTCGTTCTCAGCCTCAGGAACAGCAAAAAGGATCGCTGCGAGAAGCTGTCCAGTGAACTCATCTGCTGTGGTATCTGCACTGAAAGACAGATCACCAAGCACAGCAGATGCTCCGCGAGTAAGGATCTTCAGGAGGGAGATCAAAGCTCTCGTCCGAAGACGATCTACTTCAATCTCCAATCCTGATACCAAAGTCACGGGAGTTGCTTCAGAAGCAAGCGTGTCGAGATCCAGATTGTCAATCGTCATAAAAGTTCCTCCAGGGAATCTGTTGTTTGAACGTTTTCTAAATCAGGTTGAGATTAGAGCGGTCGACTCAGCAGACGACCAATAGCGCGCGTCGCCGCACCGGTCTTGGAGTCCAAAACCGGGCCACCCTTTTCATCCGTCGATGAGAACAGAGCAGAACCGTTGTAGTTCAACAGCAGCCCTTCCTTGTACGACGGGCCATCGAAGGAGAACGGCTGGAACTGCACCTTGTAAAGGATGAAGTCCAGAAGGCGCACCGCCCCAGTTGCGTCCTTGGAAGGCACGCGAACCAGCATCGGACGAGGCACGGTGTTCATGGTGTTCTCTTCCCACAAGGGAAGGGCGAAGGTCTGATTGACACCAGTACCAGACGACGTGATGTTTGAACCTGAAATCAGGGCAAGCGTCTGGAAAGGGACATACCCACCCTGAACAGTGACATTCACCTTGTTGGCCCAGTACCACGTCGAAAGGATCGTGTCATCGCCAGTGTTGTCGTAACTGTCCTGGTCCAGCTCAAGCGAACCCGAACGAATACCGTAGATATCTCCGAACGTTTCTTCAATGCCAGTAGAGCCGTTAAGGATCGCTGCGTGGCTGATCGAAAAACCTTCGACTGTAGGATGGGCCATGTTCGTTGCTCCTCAGAGAAATGAGAGGCAAGTAGATGATTGAATCTTGCCTAACTACTCATATCGGCCAAACATGTTTACCATCTCTGGTATCAACTCAATCTTCTGGAAACACCAAACAAGTTTCAACGAGCTCACCAGAAAGATCAAACCTATGCAATACTCTCACCACTTGACGCCCGCTCCCACGCACAGATTTCTTACAATCAGAGCACGCCAATTCAACGAGATTACCTTCCGTAATCTTTGGACGTCCTCCAGAAATCAGCAACTTGGACAACAGGCGCTGTGGGCCGACAGGACAGCGCAGTTCAACTATCCTCATGAATCCCATTCCTTCGAGCCATCTGAGCTAGGGTCCAAAGCCTCTCTCCGCCTGTTGGAACATTATCCCGAAGTTTCAAAAAGAGCTTCTCAACCACAGCATCCCACGAATGAGCAGCCGGAATAACTTGGGCAGCCAACTTTCCCTTTTCCTTGACTTCCAACCGATTATGGAAAGTGTGCAGCATCAATTCTGTCAATTGCTCGACAGAAGCTCTGGCATTCAAAGTGCCCGGGTTATCTGAGTTAACAGGTTCCAATGTGTAATCAAGAGGATATGAGTAAGCCGGATCCAACCATTGCTTATGTCCAGCCCAGTCTGTAGCAATGACAGTTCCACCAGTACTCATAAACTCCAGAGCCGGAACGTTCTTTCCTTCACCTCGGGACGGGGTAATCATGACATGCTGAACCTTGTAAAACTCACGAATTACCTCAGTCGGCCAAATGTCGTAGAAGATACGAAGCGACGTGTACTCTTCTCCAGTTTCCGGATCAGTTTGGCGAAACAAGTCTTCAATTTTGTGGTGCAATCCTGGAGAAACTGTCTTTAGAGAAAGTCGAGCCCATCTATCAAACTCAGGATCAATTGCCTTAGCCTGCCTGAAAGCATCAATAGCTCGCCACGGATCCTTTCGTTCACCTAGAGCTCCAAGCATGCAGAAGTAAAACTCTTTGCTATCCCAATCACGTTCCAGTTCAGGCCAACTAGTGGGATCAAAGCCGCCCTGCTGAACAAACAGTGGACCTTTGTAATACGGCCTGAAACAGTCCGGATCTACGTCAGAGTACCCAACAAAAGCATCAAAGTACTTCAGACGCTGCTTCAACGACTTTCTAGACTTCTTAGGAGCGTTGTCATAGTTGGAGCATTCCCACATTGTCCATGCAATCTTCAAATCTACATGAACAGCATTCTCTGCAGGACAGTACAGTTGACCCGGATCAATATGGTTGATGTACAGGTCAAACGGACTCTTCAGCTCCTTGGTAAACAAGTTAGCCACATCTTGAGGAAGAGGTGCGTCAATGGCAGTCGCCTGCAGATAAACGTCAGCTCCCCAGCGCATCAAGGCTTGAGCTAGTCCAATGCCATCATTTCCATAACCCGAGTACTTACTCATTGGGGTACGAAGAAGAACTTTCATGCTGGACCTCCTGGGTCTCTAGTTGGGTTACTTGCTACGGCAAATTCACTCCATAGGCAATACGGCCCATGAAGGATCCTTCACTGTCTTGGATTGGATAAATGTCAGGTCCTGACAGTCTCTGACTTCCTACTACCAGTACACCAGTCTTAGCAGCTATCTCATCAGCAGTTCCCCAGATGTACGGCATCCCTGCTGAGGTACTTGGATCCACGAGATGAAGGTGAGCGTCTACCAGTTTTTGGATTTCCTCAATCTTGGTTTCAGCGTTAAACAACTGGATAGTCCGATCCGAGTTACGTGTTGGGTCTGCCCAGATGTCCACATTGATTTTAGGAAATCTCATAGTGTTGTGCTGGTTGGGAAAAGTCCAAGTTCCCTCTTCCGATACAACGATCAAACACTTTCCGGTATTCTCAACTCTGACGTTGACTGGGTTAGTGTCAAAGACCCACGTGTCCCAGCTGAGGGAACGACCCAAAAGAGCCCGCAACTGTGTGTCTTGAGCCAACAAGTTTCGGATCGCGAGAGATAGCGATGTCATCCTCGCAGCCCATCCTTTACAGCAGCGATCCACAGAGGATCAAGCGACTCCAAAGGACGGAAGAAATCGTGATCACCCTTTACCGAGGATGGACCAACCCAGTGAGTTCCACGACGTTTCTCATAAATGGCGTAATCAACATGTTTGCGTTTCGCACTGTAAGAGATCTCTCCAGTCCAAGTATGTGCAGCCTTATTACTAGACGTTCGAGTCTTTCCAGAGGCCTTCAACTTTCCAGACTCAACGTGAACAACTGCTTGAGTTGAGGCGAATCCAGTGTTCAGTACTCCATTGAGGACCTGCTTGGTTTTAGCAGTAGGCATTTGCGCCAGCCGGTCAAGCTCTTTGTCGACCTCAGACCAATCACTACTGATGTAAATCATGGAATCACATCCTCAATAGGATCCTCAGAAGGCCAGTTAGCACTGGACAATTCTTGACCAACTTCGAGGATTTGCGCCTCAAGATGGTGCCTAGATGAGAAACTTACAACTTCATCAGGAATGGCCCGCAACTCGAACGCTCCCTCAACAGGAATTTCATTCCACTCGTTTGGAATGGTAACCAACCGATCCCCAGCCTTAATTGGAGCGTTCGGATAGGTGAGCAAGACGCCTATCCGATCCGGAGCTCTGCCAGCCACAGGAGCAGCAGGAACGTCCTTTCCTGGACGAACAAAATTCAAGTCCAAGCGACACTTCAAATAATTGAGCATGCTGTTACGAGTCGGATCAGGATCAGTGGCTTGAGCGTATGCCATCTGAGCAACCCCGTTCAAAACGGTTAGCTGCAGTCTCTCAACACGAACAACTGAGTTAAACAGATGGTCCACTGATCGCACCTCCTATGATCTTAATATCGGACACGAGAACAATCAGATCAACGGTTCAATCTCTGTCTTTGATAAACCTGTCTAGGTTACTGAGATCTCCGGGATGGAGAGGTCTTCTACTGATTTTGATCATCCACCGCAACAAAAGAACAGCCAAAACCAAGGAGACTGTCCTCCACACAATAAACCCCCAGAGTGCTTCCTCAAACGGAAGCCACACAAGCTCAATGAAAGTGAAAGCTGCTTGAGTTAGCCACAGAATCAACCCGAATAGAATCCACGGCCCAGCAGCTGAATTTCTCCACTTGAACTGAGCAACATAGTACAAAACCACAACACCTAGAACTACTACCTCAAAAAAGGTAATCACAGTCATGGCTATGCTTAAAGAGTTAGACACAGGGATTCCTCCTTTGGAAAGCTGCCATAATTCGAGAAGACAAGTGATTGTCTACTTTTTGGCTCTCAGCCCGAGCAATCAATTCCCTAGCAGCAGCCTCTTGCTCATCCATGTGCTGTGCAATACGAGCAACCCAAAGAGGATCCGCGAGGATACGACGCTGCGACTTGTACCGTTCACGGATAGCCACAGTCACTCCTCCTCCACTGTATCCGGTGGAAGATCTTTTGGAAGAGCTTCGGTAAGGGCAGTAGTAAGACCGCCCAACTTTAGCAAGTTATCGATAATCTTTGACTGTCGATCAATCATCGCTTGCATGACATCAGCGCTGCGACGAGCCTCAGAACCTGACAGAAGGCGACCGGTAACGACTGCCCACACCAGCCATGCGAGAACACCGACTAGACCAATCGTATTGCCTAGTGGGGGCAGCCATTCTGGATCCATAGTCAGATAAGCTCTTCGTCAGCACAGACAGGAGCAACCACAGTGTTTCCGCCAACGATCTTGGCAGCGTCATAAACACCGGCAGCGCTAAGACCAAGGATAAGACCCTTGCTCATGAAAGCCCACAGATCATCGGGCATGAAACCTTCACCCATGACAATCGAAACGCCAAGCACGATGGCCAAGAGAGCAGCCCATCGAACAGGAAGACCAAAGCTCTTTGCAACGTTTACCAACGCAAGGATTGCTGGAACGGTGGCAATAGTAATAACTGTATCCATGAGAGTGTTACCTTTCTTTAAGGTCGTGCTGTTGATGGTTTAAGTAACAGGTGATTCCCAAGCAGCTCTCCACGTCTCAGGACCGATCAGAGCGTCTTGGTAAAGATTCTTGTCTTTCTGAAAAGCTAGAGCAACTTGTGCAGTATTCGGACCATAACGACCATCTACCACAATGTTCCAACCCCGATCCTTCATCCGCTGCTGCCACTTCTGCAGGCTTGAACGATGGCTGTAGTAACCGGACACGCTATTCACATTAGTGAGCGGATAGCGCGGACCGAAGTACTTACCAACCCCAAGCGGAAACGGCGGAGCTGTCAGAGCTGGGGCTGAAGGTGTAGAAACAACAGGAGTTGCCACAGGCAATGGAGCAGCAAGTGGAACAAACTGAAGACCAAGGTAGTTCAAAATACCTCTAGCGTATGCTGCACCAATAGCTTCAGAATTGTCAACAATCCATTGTGATGAAGAACGGATATCATGAGGAGCTGCCTCAATTAGAGCTGCGACAGCAATCGTTGACTTCAACTCATACAAATCTCCACGAGCTCGAACGCCATGATCTGCTCCCGGTGACAACGGAGCAAGTTCATTGTAAATGGCTTGAGCCAACCGTCTTCCGTTGCTCGACGTAGGGTAATGAAAAGCCGTGGTCCCGGTCGCTCCACCTGCATCTGTGTGAAAACAAACGTGAGCGTCGTAAGGACCAGTCGCGTTGGATTCCTTGGCATTGGACACAAAACCGGCAGAAGGATCGTTCTTGCCACGAGTCATAACAACGGCCTCAACGCCATGCAACCTGAGGACCTTTGCGCATGCTTCAGCCTGCCTGTAGGCCTGTTCCTGCTCGTTGGTGTTACCAACGGTATAGGCATTCCAGGTCTGAGTTGATGGGGACAGCGCTACACGTCGTGCCATTTAAGCATCCTCTCGAACAACTTTTACAAACAACCATGAATAGTAGACAGATCAACTAGACGGAGATACAAAAGCATAATTTCCAGAAAGTTCACCCGGAGTAAACGTACCGTCGTACTCGAACATCTCTATTCCACCACGTTGGATATTACCCCCAACTCCTCCTCCACCGACAGAAAGAGAATCACACACAGAAAGCTTACGAACTGCCATGTCAAACCAAAAAACTCCGGTTTCTGTGCCGTTCTTGATAGCTGCTGCCGCACTCTTCGAATAAGAGTAAGACCCAATGGACTCAGAGTTAAATGGAGAAGCCAGTGCAGCTTGAAAAGGAGCTTTCAAAGCAATGTCATCGACCATTGCCATGATGGCAAATTTAACCAGATTCTGGTTATCTTCAGACAACTGCTCAAAATCTTCAATGCAAGTAGCCATTTTGAAAAGCAAAATGGCTTGAGGGATGGCAGAGTACATCACAAAAACACTGTTAAATGACTCTGCTGGACGCCCCGTGAAATCAGATAGATCATCAACAGTAATCATTGGACATGTCATCCCTCAAGCCTCCATTTTAGAATCTAGTGATGGGAACAGCTCTACGACGCTTGACATCTTGAACACTCAAGTCATCATCAAACCTCTCACCTTTACGAGGAACAAAAACTCCTACAGAGAAGTAGTGATCCCCCCAGCGTTGAATCTGTCCATTGACGTCTGAAGCCATGTCAACCCACGACTTACCATTCCGATCCTTGGTCTTCTCGTGAGCTGCAGACCCAACAGCAAACTCCAACTCCTGTCCGCGATACCAAGTCTGCCCAAAGGCAATAAACCCATCCTTTACGAAGTGAATTAGAATCATTTCGTCAGGATCAGACTTATTTTCTGAAAGAAGCAATTCTTCTGAGTCGAATGGAACTTCCTCAGCGGAAGCGTTGCTGGAATCTTCAGGCTCGACAAACAGATTCTCTCCTTGTGCAAGAAGATCGTCAAAATTGTCAACCTGTTCTGTGGCTTTTGCCATGTTCGAATTCCTCCGGAGTCTCTAGTAAATATCGGCCACGCCGCTATAGAGGAATTCTATCAAAGCATCAAACTAGAGTCGAATGTTCTTGCTACAAAAAAACTTGAGGCCGGATTCCGAAGAATCACGGCCTCAAGCTAGTTCACAAATTTCTCTTCACTGCGAAGAGCTATCACGGGCCTGCCGGGGTGACGGGGGTGACGTCGCCCACGTAAACGAACTGCTCCGGACGAGTAATGATCGGAAGCAAGTTCCACTCCAGCAAATGCTGTCGTGCACTCGGATCCTTGTCCTTCCACGTCTTGGCAAACTTCCCGGTGAAGCCCGAGGGAGCCTCATCGTCAGCGGAAGGACCAATCATCAGCTCAATGGGACGGTTGTCAGTGAAGTTACCAACAACCAGAGCGTCGTCAGCGAGGAAGCGAGTCTCGTCTGCAGGAACAGTCGGAGAACTGGTGTACGAAGCACCAGTCGCGTCGTACACGGCTTCCTGAGGCTTCCAGTTCAGGCCCATAAAGCCCGGAAGGATGCCGGTAGCGTAGTACTGATCCTTCATGCGGTCACTCAGCAGAGCCGCGCCGCCGAAGTTCGTGGAACCGGTGGTTGCAAAGCTGTTGAAGATGTATGACATCGTCTTCTCAGTTGCATACGCCTCCTTGGCATCCACTCGACCATCTCGCTGAATGAGGCGCTTGATGCCCTGAATGTCATCAACAATCTGAGCCGGGGTAGCCGTTGCCCACGAATTCGTAATCGTCGCCTTGTGGCTGGGAAGGAACTTGTAATCAACCGTCGCCTGCACATCCGGATAATTGAAAACAAGACTACCGGTAAGAGACTGCCAAATCATCCACTCAGCAAAGTTGTCGAACCGAGTATTCAGATCTTGAACTTCACGAAGCACGGCCTGCTCAGCTCGCGTCCTAGCAAGATCAGAGAGATTCTCTGCAGCCTGCCGGAGCCAATGAAGAGTCGTCGGCTCGAAAACCTTCTTCTCACGAAGGTAGACGAATGCCGCACTCTCAGACGAACGACCGAGACGAGGAACAACGTGTGCCTCAGAGTTCGGAACATTCGGTCGTGCGATAGCTCGCGAACCTCGAATGACCTCCCACTGAGCAGTCGGGAAGGGATGCGGAGTCTTCGGGACACGACTAAGCATCTCCAGAGACTCGGGAGTAGTGAACCGCTCGACAACCCCCAGCAAAACGGTAGGCTGCAAAAGTGAAATTTCGGGCATGTTAGTTGTGTCCTCTCAGTAAGGTGACCTGTTCAAAAGCAGCGACATCCTTATCAAGATGCCCGGCCTGCGCCCCACCGCTAAGGTGAACACTTGGCTGGCCTTTTTGAGTTGTTAAGATCCTCAGGATCAGGAGGAGGAGATCTCCTCCCTCACCTCAGACTCCAATTTCTCAGAACTTGAAGAAACCCATGACAGAGTTAACTTGAGCCCCGAGCACTGAAGCCAACGTGACGCCAGAGTTAGCTTGTGACATCAAGTCGTACCTGAGCATGCCCATGGTGACGATGTTCGCCTGCCAAGCCTGACCACTTGCGTCAGTCCCGGTATCAACCGTCTGACGAAGCACTCCCTCAGGATCGGTCGTAGCCTTGATGTACTGCTTGGTGGTGGAATCCTGCTTGATCAAGGTGCCCAGCAAGAGCACTCCCTGACCCGGCTTGAGAGTCACACCCTTCTGGGTGTACCCAACGGTCGAGTAAAGCAGCTCTTGGTCAACAGAGCTAGCACCGGTAGCAAGGCCCGGAGCCGGGGAAAAGTTTCCAGTGTACATAGTCATTCAAGTTCTCCTTTGGAGGTTTTGGAGTCTGAGATTTAAGACCGGGTGGGGGCCGAAGTCTGAGCAGTGGCGATGCTGGAAAGCCGCGCGATCTCGGCAGCAACCGTTTCAGCGGGGGTCTCATCAGTCGTCTCAACGCCAACCTCATGAGAAAGCTTGACGATAGGAGCCTCAGGAATGAGCTTGGTAAACAGATCCGGGTTACTCAGCTTCAGTTCTACCATAGACTCTCGGTTCTTGCCGAGAATGTACCCAGTACGAATCAACTCGTCGACCGTATTCGTGGCATCCACTTCAGCAGCCTTGGAAACCAACGTATCGACCTTGCTGGACAGTTCCACGATCTTGGTACCGGCTTCAGCAATGGCACCGACCAGAGTATCGGCATCCAGCTTCTCGTCAGTATTGGACAGAGTCAGAAGGCCAGTGCCAACCAACTCCTCTTGAATCTTGTTGCTGAGAGCTGCAGTGGCATCCACCTGAGCCTGCATGGCCTCAACGTCAATACCGTGCTCAGCCTTCAGAGCAGCGATCATCTCTTCGCGAGTCATAAAATTCTCCTCGTTGTCTGCCGGACTGAGTACCAGCACCTGTGTATCAATATCGACCCCATTTTGGGAAGCTGCGATAAGTTCTTCAAATCCATCGAGATTTGTCACATAAGGCCTATTTGTGATTGCCGTGTGCAGCAAAGTCGGTCCAACCTTTTTCCCTGTGTGGGTATCGGTGTAATTGAGATGGAGCATGGCTGACGCGCCAAGCAAAGTCTTTCCAATTTTGTCTGCGTCGTCGGTACGGACATCAATGTCAACGTAAACGCCCTTGTCGGTTTTCTGAATCGCGATAACCTCACCGACGTTACGATCAGGATCTTCCGTGTGCTCATTATTAGGTCCAACTTTGGGAACTTGCACAATGTCAGCCACACCATTAGCGAAGTTGGCAATCAGTTTGTCAGCAAACGCTTCATCAACCTTGACCTTGCCTCCGTGAACTCCGGGGTAAAGCAAGTCCTCGAAACGGAGAATCTGCTTCCGGAAAACACGACCCTGTTTCGACCTAGACAACTCCATAAATCGATCCCCGCGTGGGGAAGGGACAACCACAAACTGATCCATGCTAGAGAATATCGGCCACAACAAAGTACGAGCCCTATCAAGACGATAGGGCTCGTACTTGGAGGATGTCACATGATCTCTCCGTCTTCAAGATTCCTCTCTGGATCAGGATAGTCTCCAGAAAAGAACACATAAATCCCCAACTCGTTGGCTGTCTCAAAACAAGCTAGGTAAGCCGCCAAAGAATCGCTCTCGACCATCTTGACTGGAGTTCCAGAGTAGAACACTCTAGTTTCTCCGTCCAGCTCCTTGCGAATCTTTTCAAGCATCTTACTGTCGTCACTCATTAGAACTTTGTCGTCAGAGTTCCAAAAAACAGCACCGCCCTCATAACTCATTCCCCAGTCATTGGGATGATTCTTGTAAAGACTCAGTTTACGCTTTTCAGAGCGTGGAAGGTTTGCGAGGAACTGATACCCATCAAAACTCATAGTGTACTCAACACTCCTAGTATAAAGTCCAAGTAGTCTTCGTCGACCTTATCAGGAGTCGACAGCTTGTGGAAAGCGTTTCTATCTCCCAGCATCCCCTGAATCCCAACTGTTAGTACTTCAAAAGCACTCTCCGCATCCGTTCTAGGATAATTATCAAGATAAATCCTACCAGAATATCGATCACTGAAATCATCTGGCTGAGTATTCAACCTTGAAATCCTTCGGATTCCATCTGATTCCACCTTGGAATTACGGGAGTAGAAGAAAGCCCATTCAGCCGACTTGATCCCTGGGATCGCGTACTCCATAGTATGCGCCAACTCATGAGCCGGAGTACTAGGGGAAGCGGTAGGGGTCAGCGTAATCACACTCCCACCGGTATTTGAACCACGGGTAGAGGAGTCATTGCTATGTACGATGTGGATAGTCGGGAACATTGCATTAGCTTTATCAAGCCACTCAGATGGGAAAATGCCTTCAGACGGGTAAAAACCCTTCTCACCTGTCATCTTTGTAACATCACCAGGTCGGTGGTTTCCTGCAGGAACGAAATTCATTTTCCTTCCATTCATTGGACGAATCTTTTCAAGATACTCTCGGTAAATGCCTGGAAGGTTTTCCTTTGTCCATTGCAGCTGCAACTGCTTCAAATCAGTAGCAGTTAGCATGTCAAAATCTATGTGACCAAATATAGGTGACTTCTTTGCATAGGTGCGTGCAGCTTCCCACCAACGACGTTCTGTCTCCACAGTGACTTGCTTACGTAGAGCACCGCCAGCATTCTTAATGGAATCAAGAGCCTTTTTACTCTTTTCTCCGAGTTCCCCAGTGTCAGTCACATCATCACTGTAGTTAAACTTCGTAGAAAACACCATGTTTTCCAGCTCAGGAAGGTACTTAACTCCATAATCAAACTTGTTGTACTCATTGTAAGTTTGCTCCCTACGGTCCTCCAAAGAGTGTACTTGATGCATTGGACTTACAGTGGAGGTAGTACGGCTAGTGTCAAATCCAAGACGGGTTGCCTCAGCTTTCAGCTTCTTATCTGCTTCAGTCTTTTCAGGCCAGTACTTCCTAAATCCTGCAAGCTTACTCCTCCAAGCGGAATTCCACTCTTCGAGGGCCATAGTCAAATCTTCAATTTTTTTGTCAATCTCATCCAGTTTCTGTTTATTCTCATCTCGTTTTGCTTCGATTTCTTTCGGATCGAGAGTGCCATAACGCTGTTTGAATCTATCCAAGGCTTCCGCTTTCTGCCTTTCCGGAGTAACCTCAGTTCTCATTACACCAAAATCTTCTCCCTTGGGGACATTTGAAGCGTGTACCTTAAATTCTCCATACCATTCAGGCTCTTCTCCATCAGCAAGAAGTTTCCTCTTGGAATCGATATAAGGCTTCAAATCACTCTCGTAATTCGGCAATGAGTTGACACGAGCGTCGAACTCCTCCAGATCAGACAGGTTACTGACCTTGTCCAGCTCAGCTCGATCTCTCTCAAATTCGAGAGCCTGTCTGCGGTGATCAATGAAAGTCTTCCAGAGGGTTGTGTAATTGGCACTAGAACGAACCCTTTCCTCAAAAGCATCCAGAGCTTCCAAGGTAGCAGTAGAGTCCACAAAATCATTGATGTCTGTTAGAAATTGTCGTTTCTCTTCGATCAAAGGTTTCCAGTAGCTCTCAAAATCATCTCTGTAACGAAGGCGGACTATAACTTTATCGAGTTCTATCAGGTCATCAGCATTTGAAATGTATTCAAGACCGGTTAGCACCTGCAAACGAGCATCAAACGCATAGTATGCCCCAACGTCATTGATCTCATCTCCGTGGATCCGCCAGTACTCTCTCAGATCAGCAACGTTGTCTATTTTACTCATGGCATCTCTATGCTGTTCCCTCAGAATGTAATTCCTGCGCTCATCAATCATTCGAGTCCAATATGGAATGTAATTACTGAGGGTCTCCACTTTCTTCTCAAAGGCATCCAAGTCTTCTACATTACGGATAGAAGCAAGCTCGTTAACGTACTCATCTTGAGTAATCCGATCTCGCTTGATTTCAATCCGCCGCTTCCAGAAATCTTCATAGGAACTTTCTTTACTAATCCGATCCTCAAACTTCTTCAAGTCATCCAGTGTCTGAGCAGCATTGAGTTCATCAGAATTCAGAGAAGTCAACTTAAATTCAATAGGAAGCATCCACTTCTCGACATAGTCACTTCTCCCCATAACCTTTTTCTTAAACTCTTCCAAATCTTGGATAGTGTTTATCGAATCAAGTTCATTTTCGTCTATTTCTGACAACTCGTCACGTTTGTCAGAAATTTTGGACTTCCAGTAGGAATCGTAGTTATCTCGTCCTACGACTGAGCGGTCGAACTTATCCAAGTCTTCGATACTCTTGACATTGTCAAATTCCTTGGAATCGAGCTCAAGGTACTTTTCGGCTACTTTGGCCTTCAAATAAGCATCGAGTTTATCCAAATCATCAATACTATTGACTTTGTCAAATTCCTTGACATATGGATCAATCTGACCTGGTGCGCCATTCGGAGCAGGGTTATCAGGATCAATCTGACCTGGTACCGTCTTCAGAGCATTGTTATCAGTATCGTTGTCAACGTTGATTGCGGGCCTAGAAAGAGTCGAGTAGTTGACGTAAGTCGATCCCTTCCGGATATACACCTCATCTTCCGGAAGACCGTAGTATCCCGGCTCACGTCCCTCCATCTGCTCCAACAACATCTGCCGAAGCAACGCCTTGTTATTCTGCTTGTCGTATTGCCGACCAATCTCGTAAGTGAGCACTCCATCTTTAGAGCGCCGCATCCCAAAGTACGCTGCAATAGCTACAGAAGTGTTCATGTCCTGAAGAGGACTACCGCGCATAGCCATATCACGCTTCAGAATCTTGTCTGGATCTTGGTCACTGTCAGGAACTAGCATGTTGTCCAAAACAGACAGAGCAATCTTGATATCAGCCTTAGATACCTCAATCTGCTCAGAACCCATGTTTGCTTCAGCTGGGTTATACAAAGATCCGCGCTTACGGAGCCACTTTCCTACTGTAACCTTCTCATTAAAATCACTCAGTTCCAGATCCTCTGGAATAAGAGCTGACCCCGGATCCGTGTACTCCAGTCCTAGCTTGTCTGCCGCAAGCCGAATCATGGCAGGCTTATGGCGAGCTGGAACGACAATCCTACCCTTTTCGTCATGCAGGCTGTACTTATCGATAGCAAGCACTGAGAACTTCTTACGAAGATCGTGTGACCTAAATGGACTGTCCTTGGGAAGCAAATCCACGTTGTAATAGGATCCCTGCATTGCGCGGGAGTACACCTGAGCATTGATGAAATCCCATAGGTCCTTCTCGGACACATTGGGACCATCTTCCCACAACTTGATGTCCGGAGAAGTGTCCCAAGGTGAATTGATCACTTCCGGCTGCTTACTTCCGGGAAGAGTAGTGATGTCTCCGAAGTAGAAACGACCATCGGCAATAGCTTGGAAGATTGAAGCGTTATTTTCACCGAAGGAGTTGTAACCAGCTCCGCGTTTTCCAACGAGGAACATGAATCCAGCGTTGTCCTTGGTGTCGTCTGTGCGTGTCAGAACTACTGGTAGAGATTTGCCACCGTTCTTCGACGATTTCACCAAGATAGTTGCTTGCTGACCCGGCTTCATGTCACGAAGATGCTTGTAATCGACTACAACATCTCCAACCTCATAATCAGAAACGTTAGTAATCTTCTTGGCAGGAACTTCAGGAAGATCTGCTCCCTTGGGAGCAACCTCTCCTAGAGTTACACGTCCACCAAGAATCGAGTCGCGCAGAACAACTGCAGGAAGACTCTTCTTCGTTTCGTCGTCGAACAATTGCCCATCAGGAAGAACAGTGTAAGAACGCTTGGTTCCATCCTGCTGATCAAGAACCAGCTTCGAACCCGGAGACTGCTCACGAGCATCGACAAGATTAGGAATCTTGTCGCCTGTCTTCAGGTTCTTTGCTACCGGAGTATCCAAATCCTGATCAGGTACATGCCACGCTCGACCTGAAGCAACCTCACCACTGTTAGCAACGTCTTTAGCTGGCAGGTCAAACTTCAGGCCATCAATATCAGCTTCGAAGTTTCCATCTTGCTTACGCTCAAGAACATTGTCCTTGCCAGACAGTACGATAGTACTTCCCGGCTTGACAGCATCAACGTCAGCTGCATTAGTTACCTTGGATGAGGCACCTACAGGCCTTCCATCGTCGTTCGGGCCATCTTGGATGACGACAGAATCATCATTCTCAATGTCGCTAGGACCGATGAAATCTTCTGGGAACTCACCCAGAGGGGTATCCCACTTGCCATTCTCGTTCTTTGTACTGACAAGTCCGGAACCGTCATTAGCTACAGAACCGGCTTTAGTGTTTTTAGCCCACTCAGTACTAGCCACATCTCCAGGCTTGGGAGAAGGACGATTAGCCTCGTTATTCTTGTTTCCAGAAAATCCAAATACTTCAGACTTTCCAATGGAAGAATTCTCCTCAAGAAGAGCAGCAAACTCATCTGGAGTTACGGATACATCATCGTCATCTCCAGACAACCTATGGAACTTACCGTCCTCCTCAAGACCCCAAAGACTTTCCTTGCCTGTCAATTCGTTGCGATGGATGAACTTGTCACCGATTCGAGAATTCAGAATGTCATTACGGTCAACAGTCTCGACAGAGAACTCTCCCTTGCCAGCTGAGATTCCCTGCTTGCGCATTTCATCATCAGAAATCCTTTGATCCCCAAAAGGCTTATTCGACACCTTCAGAGGCTGTGAAGGCTTCGAAGTCTTCTCAGGACGGACTACAGGTTCCTTAGTTCGCCTATCTCGTTCCTTCGTCAGCGAATCAAGACGCTCTTTACCGGCTTCCGTCAAAGAGCCCCCGGCAGCTTTGAAATCTTCAAAGTCAGCAATGACGTCATCCAGCTGCTCTGGAGACATGGATTCAGGATCCTTGCCTGTGGTATCACTTTGATCCCGGGTCTTCAGAGTTTCAGGTTTAGCTTCAGGAGCCTTAACACCTTGAAGCGCATCCTTTTGTGCTAGAGCACCATCGTCATATTCAGTGACATAACGACCTTCTGTAGGATCGTACTTTTCTCCAACCCGATCCTTGTCATACGCCAAGAACACGACATCTGGCCGACCACCATTGAACTTCTCATAAAGATCATAATCCCAGCCGTCTGGTGCGTACTCGTCATCAAACTTCATTCGAGCAACAGGCACCAGACCAGCAGCTGCGTAAAGATCAGGAAGCACGGTATCAAAGCAGTCAGCTCGCCTACCGCCAAGTTCAATAGCTACCGACAAGTTCGAAGCTACACTGCCCTTGAATTTTGAATCCCTGTAAGAGAACCCAGAGACAAGCTCATCGCCCTTCAAAGCCAGCCCAGACTTGCCGTCCTCGTTTACAAACAAGCGCATCCCGGCATACTCCTCAGGGGAGTACACATAAACGGAGGCAGCGTAAGGATTACCTTCATTCTTCAGTCCTTCCATGGCGGCATGGAAAGCTTCAACCCCCTCAGGTCCGGAGAGCTCGTACAAAGTAGGAGTAGGGAGACCCTCGTCTTGAAGTCTCTTAGCATCTTCCTCAGATGGGTTGAATGCCCCTACCGTTCGTACCTCACGGCCACCAACAGTTAGAACCCGAGAGCTATCGCTTCCGCGATCTTCTCGTCGCTCAGTGTCGCCGTCTTTTTGTCCTCCGGGTCCTTCAACATCGCTCGATACCTTCGGAGGAACGCCTCCTTCTCCGCTGGATCGATCTGAGGTACCTCCGAGTTGACCGGCTTCTCTTTCTGGTCGGTCAGCTTCTTTTCGTTTTCCATTGTCAAGTCCTCCAATTTTTTCAGTTTCTGCTGTATTTTGCTTTGATTTAGCAGCTTCAGGACTACGGGCAGCTTCCCACTTCTTCTTGGTCTCGTTGTCCAGCTTACGCAGTTGGGTATCCAACTCACGAGTAACTTCAGGATCAACGCCGGAGTCATCCAAACTATCGACAATCCTCTTGATGCGTTCGTCACTGAGATACTCAGGAACATCCTCGTAAGACTCGTACTGATCGTAGTCGTCCTTCTTTTTACTCTTGTCTGCCCCGTCAGCGCCATCGGCTTGATCGACGTCTGCGTCAGGTCCAAGATCCTTGGAAGACTGTTTTCCGATGGTCTCGGATGAGAATTCTGGATCGTCCTTTTTGAAATCGTCGAAACGATCATTCAAAATCTGCTCAGACTCGCCCTTGATGTCAAAAGCAACGCCCTTATCCGTAACCCCGATGAGATCGTAACCGGGGGTGCGGACAACAGCGTAAGAGTCATCGTCTTTAGCCCGAAAGACCCTGGATCCTGACGGTACATTGAACTCTGAGTTCTTGACCTTGACCTTTTTATCACCCTTGGGAGTAATCAACTTAGGCTTCGTGAAGGCAGGATCACTCTTCAGAGCCTTAACCAACTTCTTGTTAGCAGTCCGAGTCTTCGGTTTGAAGTCAGAAATCTTCTTCCTAGAAACCTTGGAAGCACCAGCGGGAGGCTTTTGTTTGGGGAACCTCAGCTTAGCCCGAGTGATGGCATCCCGCGTGATGATAGCGCCGATGGGGAGACCATAGTACCTTGAGCCTTCCGGAGTGCGAACTCGTCGAACCTTACTCCTAGCCAAGGTAACAATGAAGTTAGCAAGTTCAACTACGTCGACGTCGTCATCACCTTCGATGCGCCGAGCCAGCTCGACAAACTCATGGGGTTCAAAGCTGTTAAGCATAGTCTCTCTCCATAGCAGGATTTAATCGGCTATTCCTCACTCCGAAATGACCCTGGAATGAGAGCTAACTGTTCAGAGATATCGACCACATCACCCCGAAGAACCAAGCCGTCTCTCAGAATCTTAGCAGGAGTAAGACCTGTGAACGAATATGCCCGGTCAGTTTTACGAGCATCCTCCATAACAGTGAGCAGTGCAGTAACCGCTCCAAGATAAGTGGGGAACGTAAATCTTACCGACTCATGGGTAGTAAAAGGACTAGTCACAGTGCATTCTTCAATCCGCGAACTAGGGTTCGCAACCAACGAACAACACGAACAAAAAAGCCCGGTTGAATCTTTTTCACTTCATCTGTGGTCAAAGTTTCTGGTTCAACAAATTCTGAGTCGTCATCTAAATCATCTTGATAATTCTCTACATCCTCTATCAAGATCGCAATCCAACACATGCAATTAGGATGACGCGGAGGACCCTTCAAGTCACCATAAACTCTCAACTGGCTGTCAGCAGCAAACTCTTGATTCAACCCAACAGATGTCCCATGAAGTGACGCACATATTTCACAAGGAACGTGGTCTACGAAATTAGCCTGCCATACCTTGCGGACATTGAACCCGTAGTCTTCAGCTAATTCCCTTGCACCACGTACCAAAGCATCCGTATGTCCTCTTCCAGTAGCTACGCTGGCACTGTATGAGATTCTGGTGATAGCTTTCTTCAGAGCTCCGGAATCACGCGGACTAGCTTTGTATTCTCGGAGATTGCGTCGTACATCGTCCAACAGTCCGTCAAGATACGACGACTTCAACAAGTCTACGTTCATTCGCTTAGGACGCCATTGTGGAATACCGGCAGCAGCAGAAAGATGTGCAAGGCCTACAGCAGCAGAAGATCTGTAAGCATTACGGATCACTGCTTCCAGAGCCCATCGAACTGACTGAGCCGTGTATTCTCCAGCAGCCCACGCTGCAAATATCAACTCAATGCGGGCACGAACTGCTGACTCCAAAGCTCTGACAGCACGATTAGTTTCTCGGGAAGCCTCAAGCTGCCGCCAGAAGCTTGGCATGTCAGACTTTCTTCTTACCGATCACTTGATCTGCTCGACCCCTAGCACCAATCAGAGTATCGAGAACATCAGTGAGTTGTCCGTTGGTGGCAGCGTAATTCTTGATCTCTGCAGTAAACAGCGCTTGAATGTCGTGCATCGAAGCCAGGTTTCCTGTTTTCTTGGCGACAGCAAATTGGCGCTGAAGGCTAACCAAACGAGTAAGAGACGTTGACCTTCTGGCTGCTTTCAATTTTGGATCATACTTGTTACCAATCACCTCACCAACAGGAATTCCAAAGAATCTGGCACCTTCAGTAGTCCGCACTCGGCGAACACCTGCATCATCTTGCTCAGTACTCGGCATCCTCATCCCTCTCTGCAACAGCAACCATGTGTGAAGCCCAGTCCATCATATCTTCAGTGATTCCAGTCAGCTTGACCGGCTCTTCTTCATCTTCTTCATCTTCTTCGTCTTCTTCCTCAATGTCTTCGACACCTTGGACTACCTCAGCAGGAGTCTCTCCAGTGACTCCAGCAACTTGCTCAGCTCGACGTGCCATAAGAGCAAGAACGCTAGACAGATCGACGGCTGAATCCAGTTCCTCGTCCGTCAACTCTGCGGGAGCTCCGGCTACTGCTTGCATGGCCTCGTCCCCTCCATCAGGTCCACCACCTAGCATACCAGCATCCATAGCAGCCTGAGCAGCCTTCTCTTCGGCCTCACGAGCCTCCACGACTTCCCAATCAATAGTGAGGCCCATCTCAGCAGCTTGGGTCTTCTCCAATTCGCGCATGAACTCTGGCGACGTGTTAATGGACTGCCCTGCAGTTGCAAGCCGGTCAAAGGTACGTGCAATAGCTTGACGCTGCTCATCCGTGAAGGTACCCCACGTGAACGTCGGATACTTCGAACCCTTGAAATTGTAGTCGATCAACTGAGGAATGATGTAGTGATTGATGGAGTTCGCGATGTCATCCATCACAGCCCTCAGCATCAAAATGAACATATCATCGCCAGGTTGGGCGAAGTTGACCAGTGCTCCGGATTCTCCGGAACCGCCGCCAGAATCCTTGTCGAAGAAGTTCGCAAGAACCGACTCACTCATCATGTGGTTGTGATGGTTGATCAGATTCAAGAAATCAAAACTACCGGCTTCGCGAAGTACATCAACCTTAAACCCGTCAGGGACCATCATCCACTGAGCCAAAGCCAAGTTACTGAGGTTCTTTTTGAATTCATTCTTAGCAGCCACAGAAGCGTTCGGAGGAACAGTTCCAACTCTGGTACCAACAGCTGCCCGCTGGGCAGCTAGATGTGCAGTGAAGTAGGCCTTGGCTTTGGCGTCATAATGAGGAAAAGCACTCTCAAAGAAGCTGACTCCGTAGAACTTCCGTTCATCTTCCTGTGCCGCGTAGTAGAACACATACTCAGGATCAATGAACGTATCAACACTCTTGCCGCCAGCAAATGAACGTTGCCTAACCCCGGCAAACCCTCCGGAAGTGTCGGCCACAAATGTAATCGTCTCAGCAGGCCTAAAAGCAAGCTTCTTGAGAGTGACTTTACCCTTCAACGGACCACGATCAGGGATCCAAAAAACCTTCTCATGGCAGGAAAACCCCTCAAACAAGGCCCCCAACACTTGACTCATAAAACGCTGGAAAGTGTTGGTCATGCCACCATTGGCGGGAGCAGTTCGAAAAACTGCTTCGATAAATTCAGCTTCCTCTTCTCCGTCGTTGGCTGGAGTGAACACAGCTGTAGTCAAAGAAGCTCTGATAGGCAGAGTCAAGAGTCGGTAAAGAGCTCGTGCGTGTCCATCCAACCGTCGCATGGTGCCCAACTGACGTACTGTAGGACGAGGGGAATCATACTCATCCCTCAAGACCTCCAGCAGGTTATCCTCGTCAGGAGTTCGTTTCAACCCCAAAGAGGCAGGTCGAAAAGGAGTTGCATACGCCAAAGATGACGAGTCAAGACCATTCTCGACACCAAGGTCTGGAATTTCCGAATACTGTTTTGAAGACCTTTCCTCGACTGCACTAGACACCGATGCTCATCCCTCTCATACCAAATGGAAGTTCCAAGCCACTCTGAATAAACTCCAGCGGAGCTAGCTCGTCCCCAATGTCGAATAAAGATACTCCAGAATCAATAGGCTCGCCAGAAGAGTCTTCAGCTCCGCCCAATTCAATTGCTCCAACTATAGAACACGCAAAAGCATCCGCTTCATCTTTTGAGCCTCCAGCAGGATGATCGACCTTTCCATCTCCTACCCGTGACAAGCTTTCCAACTCAGTCAGCAGACGAAGATTGAAAGGCATTCGTAGTCTGGAATCACTAGCCACGTCTTTGACAGTCTTCCAAATATCAGGATCACGGTCTGTGGAAACCCTTCCGGTTTCAATTCCGTGAGAGGCCAATATTTGCATACTATCCGAGCTATTGTGTACAAATACACCAGCAGCTACAGCAAAGTTGTGATGTTCTGCTACTTGCAAGTCATACACATCTTCATCAGGAGCAGGACGAACCACCATCACTTTTTGCTCATATTCAGAGCTCGTTGGGCTAACCTTGCGCTCTCTACGGTACAAAGGCATAAGACTATCGCCAGCTTGCAGAGCTCCAGCCTCACAATAAGATCCGTCACGAAGCATAAACAAATGATCCGAAGTAGCCCGAATCGACTCTCCGTTGTCCAACACTACTTCCACCATATCGGTACGGAATCCTGTGCGCCAAGCTTTGGTAACCAGTCCTGGGACAATTCTTCCGTCTTTGATGGAATATACCCAAAATGGGTCAGATCCATCCAGCTCACGCATAGTCTTAGTGGTGCCGTCCAACAACGGAATCTTTGTCTCACCAGAAAGACACTGAAAACCATCGAAGGAGAATGATCCGATCCAAAAACCACGTTTAATCAACTCAAAACACAGCTTCCTCGCCCACCTGATCTGAATCTCACGAGGCAAAACTTCTCCTCGATACGGATCGACGGCAGAAAGATCAGCAGAAAAACTGATAGTGAAATCATTACGAATCACTGGAAGAGTAGTAGTATGACTCGTTACGTAACCGACTTCATCTTCCATTTCTTCAACACATTCACTCCACTGTGTCACGTGACTCATAGCGATTCCGGCTCGGTCAGCTTTGATGGCTAGATCTCCATGCATGGCATAGCGTGCTCCAGCAATTGGAAGAAAATCAGGAGCGAAGGTAAAAATTGGTTCCCAATGCCTGACAGTATTTCCAGTGGCTTCACTGACTGTTTCCACTACTTGGTAGTCCACAGAGATAGGTTGGGTATCTCTATCAACAGCCTGTCGAAAGATTGTAGGATTCCTAAAATAGGTGTCAGTTGCCCTAGACGGCCTGCATTCATACTTGGCAGCTGCCTCTAGCGGATCCTTGCGATAATTAGTTTCAAAGTCTTCTTTTCCTCTGATCCTGGGATTGACTTCCCATGTGGCATACGGACCGGATGCGAAGTAGATTGAATTCTCGTCACCGACTTCTGCAATATCGTCTACTGCCTCAGCCGTCAGCTGTTGGATAGTCGACCCGAGATACCGTGGATAGGAAATAGCTACCCTCTTGTAGCTCTCTGGAAACCTCGTCGACGCAGATGACTCGATCATCTTCAGAATAGACTCAGCGGAAGTTGATGACTCGCGAGCCTTGTTACCTTGGCCGACCATTTCGTTCTTTGCCTTAAAAGCATCAATTTCGTCAGCAATGCCCAAAATGATGTTCAAACCTTCTTGGCTTTCAGCGTCAGAGTGTCCAGAAATAGCCGTGATGTTTTTGGAATACACAATAGTGTCACGCCTAGGCTCAGCCTTATCTTTGAACCATCCAGTGCGTACCATCCGAGTCAACGGCTCAAAAAATGCTCTGTTAGCTTGAGCTGCGTTAGCAGCAATGTTAAGGATATGAATTGAGTCATCCTCCATCAGATCGAAGTACTTCTGAGGAGACCTCAAGCACATCAAAAGATAAGCAACCCGCATAGCAGCAATCCGAACGGTGGAATCCTTACCTCCACCTTTGCCCCACTGCGCTACGATGAGGTTCTTCATAGGCAATGGGTCAGCCCAGTAACCTCCAAACTCTTTGGACATCAAGGCAAGAGTGTCTTTGAGGTAGACACGCTCAGTAATTCGAACCAGTTCATACTGACGAGGACTGAGCATCCAAGAAGCCTTCAAAAACTTATCGTCTTTGATGAAGACGTCAAGAGGAACTGGCTCCTCTTCGAAGATGTCTTCTATAGCCGTGCGGGGACGGTATGTAATTTCATCGTCAAAAAGAGAGGGCAGGCCGCTTTCTCCAAACAAGCGCACCACGAGTTACTCCCGTGACGCGATCTTTTGAATTTTGGAAAGAAAGTCAGTCCCGCGAGTTAGAACATCTTTCAACAGTTCAGCCTCTTCATCGGAAAGCTTGGAATCCTCATCCTCGACCCAGACCTGCTTCACAGGAAGCGGTTCACCGAACTCAACTTCGGTTCCACTCACGGTGTACGGAATCTTTTCACTGTAACCGTCATACTCAACAATTATGAAGTCAGACCACAACTCACGAACGTACCCATACGGGTAATCTCCATTCGTCTTTCCCGCCTTAGCACTCTCACGGACGCGCCACTCACGAGACACAATATCCGTGTTGTAAGATCCATCATTGGCCAAGGAGAGTTGCCGATTGTCTTCCTCAGAGGAAGCCTTAACAACGTCTTTTGACGAAGTCCAATCCTCGGGAAGCAGTGACGTCAGCCCAAGAGCCTTGGCACGAGAAATGATGTGCTTGCGAGCAGCTGCGTAGTTCTTGGCGCGACCTACAGCTTGAATCGCATTCTTCAAATCTTCCTCGTTACGGATCGGATAACTACCACCAGACATAGCAGCTCCGGAACTAGCCAACTTCTTTCGCTGATCAGCAGAAAACGCTGAACACACAAGCGTGGTAACTACCGGACTGATGTCCGTAATCATGAGATAGGAAGAACCGTCAGCCCTAGAAGCCTTGACAACCTTCCCGGCACCGTTCTTGGCCTTGAGCGCTTCCCACTGTGCAACCGCCTTAGCTGCCTTGGCTCTGGTAGCTGCGGTCACGTCATCACCACCAGCAGCCCACACCTTGCAGCGCGAGATGGCAATAGAAATAGCCTGAGAAAGCGATTTACCAGACTTCATGATTCCCCGAGCAAGCTTTCGCACATACGGAGGAAGTTCACCATTTGCACGCTCAATCCAGTTGTTCTTCCCAGGTACCCGTTCCAGTGAAGCTGAACTGGAAGCAAGGAGAAGGATAAGTTTCTGGTCTTCAACGTTCATTCAATTCTCCTTAGTACCCAATGGAAGCAAAACGCTCTTTGAAATGCCGACGCAGCGTGCGGCGAGTCTCGTCATCTTCAATCAGTTCAAGAGCTTCCCTAGAAATCTGCTCAGCTTGCTGAAGCACTGCATCACGGAGCTGCTCATGACCAGCAGCGAGAACCTTGTTCCACTCCTTGACCAAATCCAGCCACTGCGAATGAGCATCCTTCTCAGAATTTACACCTACCCAGCCACCATGCAGTTCTCGGTACCTAAGCATCACATACTTGGTAGCAATGCGTTCCAAAATGAACTCTTGCACAGTGTGCATCGGGATGCCACGTGACTCGGATCGAAGTCGATCAATCCACTCCAAGTGAAGTTCCGCAAGCTCAGGTTCATTCTCCACAACATCAGCTGGGAGTCGGAAGATCACACTAAGCTCATCGGCACCGTCAAGCGGATTATCAGTAGTCACGTCATGGAATATCGACCCAACTTTGATGTCTACGTTGTAGGTGCCTTGAACACAAAGAACCGTCCAGCCCAATCACGTCCCGAAAACGTCTCATCGAATAATTGCTCTTTATCTGGCAAATGAATCCATCCCCGTTGGATAAACAACTCCTCCCACCACTCACGTGGGTGGATTGTTACATGGGTGGAGTCATTAGAATCAAAACCAATACGGTGAACCAACCAGCCATTAGGTTCAAGGACGCGTTCCATCTCACTAAACACTACAGGCAATTGATTCTCAGGAACATGCTCCATAAACTCCCAAGAGCAAACCATGGAAAACTCATTGTCACTGTAAGGCAAAGACACTGCATTGGACACAGTTACAAAAGGCTTGACACTTTCTGGTGCAGCACTGATCGCGTATTCAGATATGTCACAACCAGCAGCATCAAATCCAACAAAGCGCGCTGCCCTCACGAAGAAGCCTTTGGCACATGCCACTTCCAACAACCGGCATTTGGAAGGAGCCATAAGCGTCGCCAGCAGGAGTGCTGTTGGCAGCCATCCGGGATCATCCCCGTAGCTGCCATAGTTTGACCCAACGCCATCTTCAAAATACTGGCTGGAATAAAGTTCTGAATGCATGCGTAATCCTCACTAGGCAGCTCACTGGTGCCAAGGTTACTACATCGTCACTTGGAACCCTTCATCTGGAGCTCAGCCAAAGTCAACTTCCTAGGAACCGACGTTTCAGGTTGAGGAACTGACTGTGGGCTCAACGGTGAGGACGGAACAGTACGACCACGAGTGAAAGCCTCAGAAATCAAAACCAGCGCCATCTCCAAGGAACCTCGTGGATCGTCATCCCGGTACTTTGTCTTGATCTCCCACATCACCTTGATCGCAGCCAAGATCCGCTCCTGCTCCAGAGCCAACGCAAGGTTTCTACGAGCCTCGAAACTGTCTCCGTCAACCTTCAATGCTCCACCCGCTCGAAGAACCAAAATGTCTCGAAGGCATGACGTCAACTCGATGGACACTTGGTGTGGACTGCCTACCGAAGACAGGTAAGTGTCCAGAATTTCGAACATCTTGGGATGATCCCCAGAAGCACAAGCACCCAAAAGTGACGGACACACATCAAAGTCTCTAACCAGTTCAAGATACTCACCAAGAGTTGACACACCGGCTCGTGACACTCGATCCAAAGCATTCAAAGCCGTTCGAACATTCCCATCTGATCGTCGAACAAGCTGAACAAGCAGCTCGCGATCTACCTCGATCCCTTCGCTATGAGCAACACTCACAACCCGATCAAGAACATCGGCATCAGACACAGCTCGGAATTGGAACTCCACCAAGCGAGACAGCACGGTATCAGGAATCTTGTGCGGTTCTGTGGTGACCAACACAAAGATGGTGTTGACTGGAGGCTCTTCCAAAGTTTTCAAGAGTGCCTCAAACCCGTACTTTGTGATGCTGTGGCACTCGTCCAACACCAGTATCCGGTAGGAGCCACCAGTTGAATAACGAGCCATGTCCATCAATTTCCTGATCTGGTCTACGCCGCCGTTGGACGCTGCATCCACTTCGATGAAGTCAGCTGCCCCCAGCTGTGTCGCCAGTACCCTTGCAGCTGTTGTTTTTCCTACTCCCGACTGTCCTGAAAACAGCAAAGCCGGTGGGACCTTCCCTGTGTCCACCATACGCTGCAAGATCTTTGAGTTCAGGCGTTGGCCAACCAAACCATCAAAAGTCGTCGGTCGGTACTTCAACGCCAGTGGAACTGTTTCTGTTGAGCTCACTGTTCCTCCGTTATCGTGAACGAAGCTTCCACGTTGAGCTCTTTCTCCAAAAGCTTGAGATAATCGTTGGCCTCATCCATCACATAAGAAGCACAGTTGTTGTTTTCAAGGTACGACGCTGTACACACAACAAAGAAATCTAGAGCGTCTCGAATTTCAGAAACTCGTGCGTGATCTTCCAACCAGTGCCAGTCATATGAGTAAGCAGTCATTTTAAGAAACATCCTTCACGACGGTCTCACCATTAGCAACAGTGCTGAAGTTGTAAACCTTGTCCGCAAAACTAGCGAACTCCTGCTGATGGGTCACCATGATGATTTGTACCCCTGTCTTGTCAACCACTTCCCGCAGAAACTGCCCCAAGGGTTCAAGATAATCAGAAGATACGTGGGCAAAAGTTTCGTCAAGAACCAGAAGACTCGCATCACGGGGGTTGCGCCCCATCAACATGACCACCAGCCTCAACAGAAACCCGATCACGGCAGCGAGCCCACCACCACGAGCGTCCATCACCGAAGTCTCGATCACCGAAGTCCCCAGCGTAGACCGAACCACGAATTCGACCACGGAAGACTTGCCCCGGACTGACTGCACAATGTGGAAGCTCAACGTGTCGTCGAAGATCATCTGCAACGCCCGGGTAACCAACTCCTCGATGGACGCTTGGGCTGCTTGTTGCCGTTCCTCCCCCAACGAGTTCAGGAGTACGGTGACCTTGTCCAGCTCTTCGGACAGAACCGTCAAATCGGCCACTTGCTGACTCAACTCTTTGCCTCGCAACAACACGCTGTGGGCTTCTCCTTGGGCTGAGTCGATCTGACGTCGACGTTGCCTCGCCCGAACCACCATCTTGTCCAGATCGCTGGACCACGGATCCTGCTGCATCATCATTTTCGGAAACACTCCTCTGAGCAAAGATTGGTGAGACGTCAATACCGTTCAACAGTTCAGCAAATTCATCATTCAAGGCAGCCATCTCTTGAGCTTCCAACTCCAACCGGGCAAGGAAGGCAGGCATACCCTTGGCAAGCTTGTAGAACGTGGCTGAGCTCATCCCAGTGGCTTCCATGCACGCCTTGGCACGTCCCCTCCTTGGAAGGTCCCAGAACGGCTTCAAATCAGCGAACGACCACCGAGGAACCCGCCCTTTACGAACCCCGCACCACTTCCCACGTTTACCACCCAAAGAACAAGCTTCCATCCGGTCACAACTCCAACGCTCCAGCACCCACGCAGCCTTCAAAGCCATACCATCCAGCAGCTTGCCACAATCCAAACGAGCGATAGCAGAACGACCAACCGTGTCGTAGTCAAACTCTTCGGCAAACTCAACCAAAGCCACATCAGTCATCCACTGGGCCAAGTACTCGACATCAGGAGCAGAACACGAGAGCTTCGGAGCACCAGTCCTGTGTCTGACACACAGGTGGGACATCGCCCGACTACACAGATAGCGTGACACTTGGTCTTGGTAGGACCCAGTCTGCTTGTTGGCAGAAGAACGATCTGGTCTGGCGAGCATCTGAGCAAGTCCTCCACGTAGGCCACACAACAAGTTTCGAAGAAGCCGTGAGTCTCACACCATACCCCAAGATCCAAGCCACGTACCAAACTACGAAAGATTCATGTCCAGTCTCTGTCCAGTCTCTGTCTCTCTCCCCCTACGGGGGTAGACTAGTTATTGTAGAGAGTTTTAAGAGAGAACTTAGAGAGTCAGAGAGTACCTGTAATCACTTGTGCAGCTGTCCACAGAGCATCTTGCAGAGTGACTGGAGTACCATTACGTTCTGGTCCATCCTCAACACAGTCTGCACAGATGAACATCTTGTCTGCACCACAACCACCACGCAGCAACTCCCAGCTCAGCCCGGTGATGTGAACTCCTAGTGGTGGTCCGTTGAGCTTGTCATCTTCCTTTGTTAGCAAGAATTCAGTGCAACAAACATCACATACATAGGACAGAACCTGCTTCGTCTTGCGCGTCATTTCTTCCTTCCTTGGTTAGAGAGCTACAAGGGGTCCAGAGCAGTGTCTAGTACCCCTTGTAGCAGTGATGTTCAGACAAGCTTCAGAGGCTGTTCTACGTCCACAGAGAGGGTCTGGATCTCTTCTCGATAGGTATCCAGTACTTCCTTCGGGATAGCCTTGACGTTGATCTGAGGAGACCAGTAGTCCGGGTAGGTAGTGATCGGGAAGGCTTCCGTTACGGCATCCTTTGCCAGACGCATCTGAACTCCCAGAGTGACGATGATCGTCCCGTACTTCTTGCTGGAGTAGGAGAAGACTCGCTTACCACTCACTCCTGCGTCGTGGTAAGCCTTCTTGATCTTGTCGCTCAGCTGATCCTTCTCGTCAACGAGAGCCTTGATGCCCTTCGCCAACTGTGCGTAACGATCCAGCTCGGCCTGAGTGACGCCCTTGGGCAGTGTGGACATGTCGTTCTCCTTCAGGTTGGTAAGTCTTTGTTGTTGTTGTT